TGATAGACCAGTTCGTGTTTGGTGTGCTGGCGATACTGGTAAAACGGTAAGGGACATTATCCAACTGAAGCTACTGGGACCACCGGGGGCATTTGGTACGGGAATGATACGGGGGGAACTGATTATAGGGACTACTCCGAAGCATGGTCTACCGGATGCGGTGGAGACGGTGAAGGTCAAGCACATAAGTGGTGGAGTGAGTCTGGCGAGTTTGAAGAGTTACGACCAGCGGCGAGAGTCCTTCCAGGGTACGGAGCAGGACATTATCTGGCTAGACGAAGAGCCGCCTTTGAACATATACACCGAGTGTTTGATTAGGACGATGACAACGGGGGGGATGGTTATGTGTACGTTCACTCCGTTGATGGGTGTGAGCGACGTTGTGTTGAGTTTCATGCCGAATCTTGGGAAGCAGGAATATGCCGCCGATATCGAGAACTAAATACCTCGTAACGGCAACGTGGGACGACGCGCCGCACCTATCCGCACAGGAAAAAGCAGACCTTTGGGAGTCTGTCCCCCCCCATGAAAGAGAGGCGCGGTCTAAGGGCGTACCGAGTTTGGGGGCGGGGGCGATATACCCGCTTGACCATACGAGGATAAAGTGTGAGCCAATAGAGATTCCCTCTCACTGGCCTTTAGCTTATGGGATGGACGTAGGCTGGAATTGTACGGCGTGTTTGTGGGGTGCGTGGGATAGACAGAGCGACACCGTTTATATCTGGAGTGAGTACAAGGCAGGGCAGGCAGAACCGGCCACTCACGTAGATGCGATCAAGAGCCGGGGAGATTGGATACCGGGGGTAATTGATCCAGCCTCACGGGGGAGGGCACAGAAAGACGGCGTAGCCCTCCTCGATGAATATCAGCGCATGGGACTTGACCTTGACCTGGCAGAGAATGCGGTTGAGTCGGGAATACATACGATCTACCGGCGAATGGTGAGTGGCCGGTTAAAGATCTTCTCGACCTGCGTAGGGGTATGGGACGAACTGAGACTATACCGGCGCGGCGAAGATGGGAAAGTCGTTAAGAGTAACGACCACCTCATGGACTGTTTGAGATACTTGGTTGTTTCGGGAATGGCACGGGCACTAACCTTTGACCATTACTCAGATCAATTTGAGCAAGCGGAAGAGAAACGAAGTGGAGCAAACGAAACGACAGGCTACTGACCTCAAGCGCCTTTTACGGATTGCAGATATGCCCAACTGCATGGACGAGATTGAAGATGTCCAGAAGTACGGGCGAGAAGTGGTTCGCTTAACGAAGGTTGACGATGCTTCGCGGGAAGATTGGTTAACGAAGTCCGAAAGGGGCATGAAGTTGGCTCTTCAGGTGGTTGATAATGTCCGTACCCTTCACGGAGCTCCTGCTTCAAACGTCAAATACCCGCTTATAACGGTCGCTGCCATTCAGTTTCATGCACGTGCCTACCCTGCCATAGTCAATGGTAATCGTGTCGTACAGGGGCAGGTAACGGGCGCAGATCCAGAGCAGCAAAAGTTGATGAGAAGCGCCAGGGTTGCCGCCCACATGAATTGGCAACTCTTGCATGAAAATCCTGATTGGGAAGAGGATCTTGATAAACTCCTCCTGGCCCTTCCTGTAGAGGGTTGCGAGTTCAAAAAGTCATTTTTCAGTAAAGACAGGGGTTACAATCTCTCCGAATGGGTACGGCCAGAGGATTTTATCATCAATTCTAAGTCAAAATCCATCGCCTCAAGCCCTCGCTTTACTCATCGTCTTTGGTATTACCCGCACGAAATCGAATCCAAGATGATTTCCGGCGTTTGGAGTGATGAAGATTTAGGCATTTCCGAGCAAGACAGCGATGACGAGGTGTTGCAGGAGTTCTACGAGCAGCACCGTTACCTTGATCTTGACGAAGATGGGCTAAAAGAGCCGTATATCATCACTGTTCATGTCAAATCTGAAAAGGTTGTACGTGTTGCTCCGTGTTTCTGGCCGGAAAACATTGTTTTAGAGCGTGATGGAGACGAAATAACGCTTGGCGAACTGTCGGTAATGCTCAAAGAGAGCGGTTTGCCTCCAGAAGAAATGAACAAAATCCTCGATTCCGGCAAAGTGGTGAAGGTGCCGAGGGTTGAGATGTTCACCAAGTTCTCTTTTCTTCCTTCTCCAGACGGTTCTTTCTATGACGTAGGATTTGGACAACTAATTGGCCCTCTATCGGATTCGGTTGACACCAACATCAACCAACTGATTGACGCAGGCACCTTATCAAACCAGCAAGGCGGATTCATCCAGACCGGCGTGAACATAGGGGGTAGGCGGGGGAATGTGAAGTTTGAGCGTGGGGAGTTCAAAGACATTAAACTTCCTGCCGGGGTTACGATGAACAACGCGATTTATCAAGTAAAGTTCAACGAACCATCGCAAGTGCTCTTTTCTCTCCTGGGCCTGTTAATTCAATGCACCAAAGACATTACTTCGGTGCAAGACATTATGACCGGCGCACCTTCTCCGCAGGGGGAAAAAGCGACCACTACGGTTGCTAGGGTAGACCAGGGAATAAAGGTTTTCGTCTCGATCTACAAACGCATTTACCGCGCATTGAAGTGGGAGTTCTCCTTACTCTACCAGCTTAACGCAAAGTATCTCAAGCCGCAACAGTATTTTAAGGTGCTGGACAATGAAATGGTAGCGGAGAGAACAGACTACCTTGTGGACAACACAGACGTTCAGCCGGTTTCTGACCCTCAGTCTGTTTCTAGTGCTCTTTCTATGGTGAAATACCAGCAGGTTTTGCCGTTTATGAGTCACCCGCAGGTAGATGACGAAAAACTACTTCTCAGATTCTTTAATGCCATAGAAATTCCCAATCCCGAAGAGCTCATTATTCCCAAAGACAAGATTCCTCAAGGACCGTCGCCGGAACAGCAGTTGGAAGTTATGAAGGCGGCTGACGCTCACGTCGAGATGAAGGCCAGAATAGTCAAGATGTACTCCGAGGTGATTAGAAACCTCGCAGACGCAGAAAGCAAGGAAGATGGGGCGCAAATCGCGGCCTATACAGCACAGGCGCAGGCATTGAGAGGGCTTTTAGATGACGAAAGAAGAGGTAATGCTGTGGAAGGCGCAGGACCAGACCAAGGAGTTCCTGGCGGAAGTAAAGCGCCGGTTGTCGGAATGTAAAGAGGCGGCGATTCAATGCCTCGACCCTGACAACGCACAGAGAACACAAGTAATGCTGGCTATATGGTCAACGAAGATAGAAACATATCAGGAAATCTTAGACTTTCGAGGTAACGATGAATAACTCAGGAATCCAACCAGTAGAGTTCAAGGTATTGGTAAGGCCGAAGAAGGTGGAAGAGAAAACCGTCGGGGGGATCATCATTCCCGAATCGGCCAAGGAAAAGGAAAAATACGCCACCGTGCATGGAGAACTTGTAGCCGTTAGCGCACTTGCTTTTACTTCTCCCGATTGGCTCTATAAGCCAAAAGTCGGGGATACGGTGATGTACGACAAGTATTCCGGCGCAAGGGTGAAGGGAAACGATGAGGAAGAGTATATTCTGTTGAACGACAAGGAAATTGGGGCGGTGATCTATGGATGAGGTAGAAGAGAAAGCAAGGCAAATGGGTTGGGTTGGCCAGGACGAATGGAAGGGCGACCCCGAAAAGTGGAGACCTGCTGAAGAGTTTGTCGAGCGTGGCGAAAACATCATTCCGATTCTCAAAGACCGGCTCAACAAACTTGAAGAGGAGTTAAAAATAACCCTCAAGGTGAACAAGGCCGAAATCGAAGCGGTCAAGAAAGCCACTCTTGAACAGGCAAAGAAAGATTACGAAAAGCAGCTTGCCGACCTTCGCAAGCAGAAATTTGAAGCTGTTCAGTCTGGCGATGTAGAGGAGTACACGAAGATTGAGCAGAAAGAAAAGACACTCAGGCCACCGGAAGAGGCAAAACCCACAGAAAGCCCTGTTTTTGTGGATTGGAAGTCTAAAAACTCCTGGTACGGGGCAGAAACCGACCTCACCGATTGGGCCGAGTTTGTAGCCGCTAAGATACACAAAGAAAACCCAAACATGGAAGAACGGGCGTTTTATGAGTCCGTAGCTTCGCGGGTAAAGGCGCAATTCCCTGACAAGTTCACCAATCCCAACCGCGACAAGGCGGATATGGTCGAGGGTGGCGGGGCAAAACCTAGCGGCGGCAAGAAGAAGAGTTGGGCAGACCTCCCTGATTCGGCAAAATCTGCATACAGCCGACTTGCAAAGAAGTTTGAGGACAAGGGCCGGAAACTCGACAAAGACACTTACGTAAAAGAATACTTTGAGGAATGACAATGAGAGATAGGCAGGAAGCAACCAAGGAAGAGAGAACAGAGCGAGTACCGTTCGGCGTTCCGCGTCGTAAACTTAACATCGACGCCAACACTTTGAAACGGCTCAACGGGCGTATTCCGCGATGGATTAAAGATGTAGATAACAGGATAGCCGAGGCGCAGGCAGGCGGCTACGAATTTGTAGAGGGAGAGGTAAGGCTGGGTGATGCCAAGACACTGGCAGATCCAGACAGAAGAATCAAAAGACAGGTAGGCACAAACAAGAACGGATCGCCTCGTTTTGATTATCTCATGGCGATTAAGAAAGAGTTCTACGAGGAAGATCAAGCAAAGAAGGAAGAGCAAAACATGATGGTGGACAACGCCATAAAAGGTGGAACTCCAACCGGACTCAATCATCATGGCGTTAACCCTGCCGCTGGCGGGGCATACGTCAAAAATATCGATTACCAACCATAGGATTTTATCATGGCTAATGACACTGGGGTTTATGGCCTCAAACCAATCAAGCACATCAGCGGAACACCCTGGAACGGGGCCACTGTCAAGTGCTACGTAAGTTCGGGATACGGGACCGCGTTGTATGTCGGTGATCCCGTCCTCTTCTCCACCACTCTTGCCGATAAAGATGTTACCGGCAAAATGTTCACCATCATCAAGAGCGCCGGTACTGCTGGTACTCTCATCCGTGGTGTCATCGTCTCCTTTGACCCGCTGCCTACCGACCTGACCAAGGTCTACAACCCGGCATCCACTGAGCGAATCGCCAACGTCTGTATGGATCCTGACGTTATCTACAAGATTCGCGGCGACGGTGGTGCTGCTCTGACCAAAGCCGTTCCCGGTCAGAACGCTGTATGTATCGCCAAGACCGCTGGTAGTACCGCTACTGGTCTTTCCGGCATGGCCCTTGACGAAGGCACTACCACCGCTCCCAATACCACCCAAAACTTCACCCTGCACATCGTTGGAGTTCACGACAAAGAAGACAACACCCTTGCCGCTTCTGCTGAGTACGAGGTTCTGTTGAACACCTGTGAAAACGCAACCGGGCGCTTCCTTGGCGTCACCGCAAGTTAAGGAGGAATAATAATGCCTATTGCAAGCGGAAACCATCCAAAAGAATTGTGGCCGGGAGTAAAAGCCTTTTTTGGTGCCTCCTACGACGAACATCCCGAAGAGTACGGTCAAATTTTTGACATGGAATCTTCGGACAAACTCTACGAAGAGCGAGTCCACCATATTGGTCTTGGGCTTGCCCCTGTGAAAGGCCAGGGTGCCCCTATTTCGATGGAGGACACTCAGCAAGGTTATGTCAGCCGCATCACGAACGTCACCTATGCTCTCGGTGCTATCGTCACCCGTGAGGCCATTGAGGACGGTCAGTATGAGTCCATCGCCATGCGCCTTGCTCGCTACCTGGCCTTCTCCATCCGTCAGACCGAGGAGAACGTAGCTGCCAACGTCTTGAACCGTGCTTTCACCTCGACCTATGCTGGTGGCGACGGTCTTGAACTTTGTTCTACCCTTCATGTCACCGCTAACGGCACTCAGAGTAACGAGCTTGCCGTAGCCGCCGATCTCTCCGAGCAATCGCTTGAGGACATGATCATCCAGATCATGCAGGCAACCGACACCAAGGGGCTGAAAATCAGCCTTACCGGGCAGAAACTCATTATCCCGCCTGCTCTGACCTTTGAGGCCGCTCGTATCCTTGAGTCGGTTAATCAGAGCGGAACCGCCAACAACGACATTAACGCCATTCGCTCTATGGGCCTTCTGCCCGGTGGCGTGGTTGTCAACCATTACCTGACCGATTCGGACGCCTGGTTTATCAAGACCAACGCGCCGGAAGGTTTGATTTGTCAGACTCGCCGTGCTGTTGAGTTTGCCAAAGACAACGACTTCGATACCGAGAACGCTAAGATGAAAGCGTCTGTCAGGAAGGGTTTTGGTTGGGCCGATTGGCGGGCGATTTATGGCTCTCCTG